AGGCAAGTCTATGCGATACCAAAATAAAGTATTGTTATGCCTGATAACTCTGTACTTTGGACTTTGAATAGATTGATATATGGCCGCATAAGCCTCACGCCAATCCATCCCAGATTCTTTAACTTCTGTGGAATCTTTAACAATGTCTTGAGTAGACATCCTCATGGCGTACCTGTCGCAATGAGTATTCCTTCCACGGCTATACCAACGGCAGCCGTACTACTTGGAGTGTTAGCTTGCCATTGAATATCTGTCTTTGCTGCATAAGCACGAGGTGCTACCCTATAAGAAGTATAGTTATTTCCAAATGGAGCTTGTAGCAAAATAGTTATTAATCCAGAACTGTTTTGTGTAAATACACGGTATGTACAGTAAGAACTAGATAAGTTACCAACCTGATTTGTATAAGCATTTACCCTAGTTAGATAAAAAGTATATCCATTGGGAACGGTATATATCATGGCTTGATTCTTACCATTACCTGCGGTTATTTGTGCATACGTTGTAGTCTTACCTGCATTGGATAAATAAAGTGTACCTACTGCGTTATTACTTCCTGTAACTGTAATCGTATTGATTCTCAAATAACTGTTTGCGGTTGTAACTCCAGTCGTGCCATTGGTCAAAACTTTTGTTTCAGATAAATTGTTATAGCTTGAATCAAGACCACTGATAAGAACAGATACCGCCGTATCAGAACCTGATGAGCTATAAAGCAACATCGTAGATGCAGATCCAGGATATGTATAAGTTGTTGCGTTTTCCCAGACTGGTATAAATGTTGTACCAACAGATGGTTGGTATCCATAGATATTAACAACAGATGCGCCTGTAACCAAACCCCTGGCTACCTGTAAATACTGTGGTAGGGCTAAAGAAGATTCTGTGTTAGTAATAGAACTATTAGGATATACGGTAATCATATTGCCTCACCTCCGCTGGCAACAATCGTACATCCAGTAGCACTTGCGGATATTTGTATGGTCGATCCTGTGAGTAGTATCTGTGATCCCGTCCATTGAAGCGTACTGTTTGCTGGCACTGATGCGCCGTATAGCAATGCATTACTTGTCGAAGCCGTACCCGCACTAGGCACAATATAAATGTTAACTGTAATAGCTCCACTCGTGGTATTACATATATCCATATCTTTCAGGAATGTCCTGGTCGATGTGGGCACAGTATAAAGCGTAGTCGTAGAAGCAGTAATGGCCGCTTGACCTAATTGATTTGGAGTAATGTTTTGATAAGTCATATGCCACTCATATCTAACCAAGTTAATACACTAGCACTGTTTTGATTAAATGTACCCGCACCTGTATTAACTTTTAACACATTGTCTTCTGTTGTGTCTACATAAACTTGTCCATTTCTTAGCGTACTGTATTGTGATTGCTTAGCCAATGTAGCGTAATCAAAGATAATACCGTTTAAAGATATGATCTGTTGTGCGTTAACTTGGTTTAAGAATAGACGTAAAGAGTTGATCAGCTTATTCATATAAACCTGATCGTACTTATCTGGCGCAACGGGAAACGCTGGCGGATTCTGATTCTGTAGCATTCCCATGTTAACCCCTTAATCCATCTGATTTCCAATCAAACCTATGTATACCTGACTGCCAAGATAGATTTAACTGATTACTTGCTATGGTAAAGAATATCTGTCTGCCCCGCACACGGATATTCACTTGTCCAGTAAACTGCTCAATCGTGGCAGTAGCTACTGAGTTATTGTAGTAGGACACAGTACCTGTTTCTGTGACCGTACCCGTGCTGACATTACCTATAGACTGAGGTGTATAAGCTCCTGTACCTGAGTTGTACATAGGATAAAAACTCATGGTCACTTGCGGATTGGTGGCAGTAGATCCATAGAACGTAAAGTCTGGCAATATACGGTTGATAAAAGATGCCGCTCCACTGCCGTCTTGTACATCAAACTCGGAAGATGTAATGTAAGTATTCAGAGCCGTAGCGGTTCCTGTCTCGTTATTGTTGTATCCACTCTCATGGAATACAAGTGTATTGTTTCCTGTTGCTCCAACAGGATTGTTATATAAACCATTCTGTAGCCAAGCGGTACGGCATAGATATCCATAGTACCAAATATCTAGTTCATAGTTGTATATGACATAGGTGTCGTTGTATCCGTTAGAAGATGAGTTGGATGTATAGAACCACCACACTTCGTTGAACTGTTCGTTCGTTCCCGCACAGACCTGTTGGTACTGAGCCGTGTTGATATTATCAAATACAAACTTCTTGAGATCGCATCTAAGCGTAGTCAAAGCACCATCGTACTTGTAAAACTTTCCATACCCCATCCAGTAAGCTGCACCGTTTGCATATACCGCCGCATTGGGACTAACGATAGATTGCGTTTCACCGACTAAGGTAAATGTCCATACCGCAGGAGTTCCTACATACTGTCCACCATATATAGATGAATCTGTATATACAAGAATCTGTTGGTTCATTTGTAAAGCGGTAATGATCTTTGTCCCGTGGGATAACGGTATAGAACCTGCCTGATTGGTTGTACTAGGAGTCCAAGTCGTTACGCTTTCCTGATCCGACCAGCGCACAAGCATAGGGTTAAATGTAGAGCTTGCCGTATCGTTTGTTCCAAATACAAGGATAAATCTACTTGAATCAGAAACAATAATCCAGTTTGCATTGATCGGCAAATCTGTTCCGCCAAAGGATAAAGTAGCCGCACCGTTGGTTGCAGTCGCAGCCTGAGATAAAGTAAGACTTGTCCCACTTATTGTCGCTACAGTTGTACCAAAGGGTATACCCGTACCTGTAACTATAGATCCTTGGTAAATGCTTGAGTTCGCAGCAGATAAAGTAACCGCAGTAGATGTCGCAGTAATGCTTGCCGTCTGAGTTGTGATAGGTATAGTAGCCAAAGATATGGCGGGTGTAGTCAAACTATTGCTACCGTACCAGTAATATATTGGGCCGCCAATAGGATTGAATATCAAATCCTGTCCGTTATTGTCTTGTGACCATAGGCGAAGTGGGATAGCTTGAGTAGCGCCATTTCCCCATGTTCCACCACCCCAAGCACCTGCGCCCCATCCAGTCTGAACTTGTGTAAGCGCTGGGCCTGTATTGATCTGGTATGTTGCCACTACTGCTGATCCACCGCCTGATCCCGTTGCATTGGCAGTCGTTGCCGCCGTCACGGTGTAAGTCGTAGGAGAAAGTCCCACAACAGTAATTTGATATGAACCGCTCAGCGTAATACCGTTTACAGTCGTAGCACCGCTAAAAGATACAAAGTCGTTATTAAGATAACCACCATTTGTATCTGTAACCGTTACCACCCGTGAGCCGTTTGTCGTAGCAAAAGGATTAGATCCAAGAGTAACTATAGCCCTGATTGGCGTGATATCGTAGTAAGCACCACCGAGCTGAATATAGAATTTAAGGTTTGTTCCTACGCCAATATAAGTTAGGTAGGTCAAAGTAACCCAAGACCAAAGGGAACGGCATACGCCTAAGAATGAAGAAATGGCAACTGGAAACCATCCGCCTATACTCTCAGGCATACCCTGGCGGAAACGAACTAGGTTAGATTCGTACCAACCCGTCACATAGCCAGCCGCATTATTAACCCCTAATAGCTGAGTAGCGTATCTGGTATTTTCCCTGTTAACCCCAGGGCGGACAACAATATCTTTTAACGGCACGGCTATTCCTCTTAAGCAAAGACTGATGCCGCATGATTGGTTAAAGCAATGCGATCCTCTAGTCCTATTGTCCCACCATTGATCTTCTTGGTCAACGCTACCCAGTCTTTTTGATCTGCCAAAACATTACATCCATGCGTCTTCCAAAACCACCCACCAGACATGGCGGCGTACATGGGCGTAGCCACCAGATCAGGTTGAGCTACAAAGTCCATATTAATAGCTTGTCCACAATGCCAATAATTGTCATGCCCTGTGAGTTGGATAACTCCTCTGCCACGGAAACGATAACCATCTCCGCTTGCCTCATCACGATTGCCCATACGCCCTGAATAGACTTTATTAGCAATTTTTTGTGGATTATGTGCGTAGTCGTTCACATTTGAGGCATTGAAACGGGTTGGCCATAGCTTC